TCAGCAAAAGACTTTTCGCGTTCCAGAAGAGCAAAGGCACGTTCACGCTCTTGGCGCTCACGCTCCAACTGCTCCTGCCACTCTTGTTCCTTAGTTTTAAGTAAAGAACGAACATCCATGTCGTTCTCAAGAGCTTCCTGCTGTTGCTTAGCTTTTGCTTCTGCTTCAGCAGCACGTGCTGCTAGTTCAGCTTCACGTTCCTTCTTGATTGCATCGAGTTCTTCCTTCAGCTTATCAATCTGAGGATAGAGTTTTTCCTTTTCTTGGCTACGAACTCTAGCCAAATCATCTTCCGTATAAAACTTGGAAGTTGCCTTAGTAGTAGGTGCGTCAGCGACAACAGAGTTGCTTGACGACTCAGCTACGACTGGAACTGTCCCTGCTTCAGCCGCAAAGGCTTCAGCATTAGCTTGTGCTGTTTCCATATGTATCCTTTACATTCTAGGGGTCGTTATCCGATGTGAGAGCACGTATGACCTAACGTTGTTTCTATTTTTGCGTTTTAATACGAAAATGTCTGCGTAAACGCTTTACTTTTCGTACTCTTCTGGTACTCGCCTCTGTGGGAGGACGGTTCCATAAGCTTCGGTTACCAACTTGTTGCGGAGGTCTGCTTCGCCCATATCGGCGGCGGTAAGAGCCTCATCCATTGTCGGTGGTAGTACCGCTGGGGCTCCAGCAGCACCTGGCTGTAGTGGCTGACCTGGCTTGCCCCCAGTCTCTGGGTTAGGCATAGTGCCAGTAAGTTCAGCAATTTCTTGTTCAATTTGAGTCTGTAGCAACTTAAGGGCGCCATCGGCTGTAGCGTCGTCAAGGAGTTCCTGACGAATTTCATTAAGTTTTTCAGTTGGGAACTCTTCACCGAGGGTGCGAAGCGCACCTTCCTTAGACTCAAGACCTAGAGACAGCATCGACTGGACTTCATTAAGCGCAATCAACTTGTCTAGTGGCAAAGGTTGTGGGAAATGTACATATGTGAGGTAAGTCAATGGGTCATTAGGGTCAAGTCTGTCAACTTGTCCCTTCTTAAGTTTAACGTTTCTAGTTGGGTCCCAGATAAAAAGCTCTGGTTCTTTAATAGCAATACTTCTAAGTATTAGGTCATTAATGCGCTCAAGACCACGTGCATACTGAATAATCTTTTGGTGGTAGCGGTTCATTAAAGGCTGGAATTGGATAGACAGAGCAACGCCAGATGTGTTAGAGATAGGCTGTGCTTGACCTAAAGCAGTTTCAGGAATACCAATCATTTCGTGCATAGACTTCTTAAGCATTGCTAGGAAATCCATAGCGCCCTTAAGACCTTGTGCTCCACCTTCTAGGTTTTCTACCTTTGCGTCTTTTGGTAGACCACCCCAGACCTTGTTAGCGCCCTTTTCCAATTGTGAAGCTTTGGCACCAATGATGACTGTGACGGGAGCAGCGTGATAATTAACGATGTCAGCGATATCAGTAGCAGTCTCGTTATAAGTACGGTTAATATTAATAACGTCATGACAATCGCTAAGACCCCAAGGGCTACCACTAACGCGAACATTTGGCATATGAACAACGGGAATAACACCAAGCGGATTAGGGCGCGAGTCAATAAGTTCATCATTTATATACTCCTCAATAATGTCATCAGTGAGGATTTCAGTATAAGTAAACACTTGACGTGTGCCTTCAAGAGAAGTACCCCAAAAACGATACTTTAATTTAAAACGGATGAGACGTTCGCGGTCATGTGGGTGAAACTCTGGAAAACAAAAAGATGCGTTAAGCGGAAGAATACGAACACGTCCTGGGTGTCCAAAACCAGAGGAGTCTGTCCAAGCTTCTTCGTATGCTACTTTAACAAAACAGTCTCCAGATACAGAGCCTTGCTGTCCCATCTCCCAAAGAACTGTTGCTTTATTGTTATCTACTTCCCAAACTCTTTCTAAGATATCTGGAACAATTGCTTCTGTTTCTTTTGGGGAACGGAAATTAACACCTTTACCAAAGGTGAAGTTAATAATAAAATCTGTGAATGCTCGGTAGTAATTAAGTACTAGTTGAGCGTCGCCTACCTGCCTGCGATAGGAGTAGTGGTGGCCAAGATACATAGCCCAGTTAAGAGAATAACGATTAAGACGCGGACCATGAACTTCGAATTCTTCATCTGCAAGCTCCACCAATCCTAACGGGGAAATGGAAATAGTTAAGTCAGAGGACGCTGCCCTATAACTTGGGGGAGAAAAATCAATGCCGCTCAACTATCCACCTTTTTCTTAAAACAACCAGGAAAGGGTACCACGCTATTTATTTTAGCGGAAGCGCTCGCCTCTGATATTACCCTTACCCACCTTCTTGGTGACCTTCTTCTTTTGTTGGTCTTCCTTTTTCTTTTTTTCTTCAGCGGCGTAGTCGCGAAAACGAGGGTCTACTTCCCTCTTGGATTTAACATACTGACCACCAAGTTGATTATAACGAGAACGAACCCAGTGGGCGGCGGCAGGGGAAGGATAAGTGGTGAACTTGGCGCGAGCCTGCGCAACTACCATGTTATAAAGTTTTGGGTTAGCAGGTTCCTGCTTTTCCGTCTTCTTTACTTCTTTACCTTGAATCAGTGCCATAGTTAATCCTTAAATAGAAAGAGGACCAACCCTGCGCTGGAATGTTGCGCAGGGGTGGGTTAGCTCTTTTATTAGTCTTCGACTACTGCTGGGTTAGACTTATACTGGCGAGCGCCGTTGCGAACTTCTTGTTCGAAGCGGTTGTCGCCGTGGTCTGCAAAAGCGCCTGAAGAAAACTCTGAGAGATTCTGTGGTGCTTCTACCCATGCAGCTGAACCAACGTGTGCACGCTCGCGCATTGTTTCCTCTGCGGTCTTTGTGTGCACTGGCTTATTACGATTAGGGCGTCCTGCAGCTGGCTCATAGCCCTGCATAGCACCATTAGTAAACTGTGTTGGGATGTCTGTATCTGTTGCAAGGCCTTCTTCAAAACGAAGTGGGCCACGCTGTCCAGGAGTCGCTGCAGAAACTTTACGGTCGTAAATATTTCCTGGACGCTCAGGGAACTTAGGGGTTGGGGCAATTGCCATTTTTATACTCCTTATATAAAGGTTGAGGACCTCGTATAAAAGTGTCCTACGTATTTGCCGTAAAGTCAGGCTAAAGTAGTAACTACCTAGAAAAGAACGGCGAGGTGGACACTTCTACGGAAGGCATGGTCATATCTAGGGTCAGGGACACGGCTATAGCCAAACTATCCGCATAATCGTCGTGGGCGTGGGCTTCGTCAGGGGCATGCGCTAAGAAGTTAGGTCCAGTAAATTTAGTTTCCAAGTCTGTCATTTGTTGGTAAAAGCGTTTCCATGTGCGCAGTCTTCTAGTCTTTGCGTGAGCAGGCCAGCCAATCATTCGTCTGTCAATTAGAGCTTTTAGATGTTTCCAACGCTTAGATTGCTCGGGTTGGCTGCTGTTTAGGGCATGAACCTCTGCTCTTGGGAGGAGGAGTTTGAGTCGTTGAGCAACTGCATCACCAACACCATTAGCGTCCACGCCAACAGCAAGTACGTCGTAATTCCCCAAAAAATTCGTGATTTGAAAATACTGGTCTTCCCAATCATCGCCTTGTAACTCCAACCAATTAAGGACACGGTGGTCAAAATACCCAAACTCATCTGGGCGGTCCCAATCTACCCAGACAACGGTAACAACAGTAGAGTCAAGTTTACGGGCTGGGTCAATCCCAACTACAACTGGGGAACGGTGCCAGGCTTTAACTGTCTCTTGAGATGTGTCTCCAAGTTCGTCCATGATTGCAGAGGTAACGAACATTCCTCTTTCAAGTAGCCACTTACAGTTATAAGACATCTGAAACTCATCAGAGTCTTCTCCGATACGTAGCATCTCTTTCTTTATGAACTTTGCGTAGTTAGCGTTGTACTTAGAGACATCTTTGTAGTCCCACTCAAAGTGGTTCATACGAACAGACCTTGCTGTCTGTCTGCGTTTATTTAATTGGATAGAGCGATAAAAGTTATTTTTACTTGTAGTAGGGGTTCCCGTTTTAACCATGGTTCCTGAGTAGTAAGCCAACATAGGAGAGATTGATTTAGAGACTACAAAGTCATCCGCTTCTTGACACTCATCAATAACAATAAGGTGAAAGGACTTAGACTCAATCTTTGCACGTGGGTTAGCAGTCATCATCATGAGGCTACTGCCTGAGTTTTTTAACTTTATCTGTCGTGTAACTCCAGGCACCTTACCCAGGCTATCGTCAATCTCTGGGTCGCCCATGATTTCTTGCGCTCGCTCGCTAGTAAGCCTATTAACAGTTCTACCAAATAGAGTTTCTACCTGACCTTCAACAGGAGCAAACATACCTACCCAAATACCATCTTTAAATTGACCAAGTAAATCTGGATACATTTTTGCAAGGCGAGGTAATAGAACCATTAATGTAGCTACGGTGTTAGCAATAGTTTCTGATTTACCTGACTGACGTGCTGCGAGTGCTGTTATTTCTTCGCCGTCATTGATGATTACCGACTCAATGATGCGACGTGCTAAAGGCATTTGATATGGGTGCAACTCGTGCCCAACTAGGGCATTCATAAAAGTAATAGTTTTATCTATAAGCTTTTTAACAAATTCTTTGGAGAGCTCATCTAGTTCCTCTTCGGGCTCTTCTTGAGGAACCTCTTCTTCATCATCTAACTCATCGTCAGGAAAGAATTGGTCGTCTTCATCTTCTAGCACGTTGTAGTTCTCCATATGGAAAGTTTAGGGGAAAACAAAAAACCTGGATTCATAAAACCCAGGCTTTTTGGCCATCACACGGGAGAGGAAGAGAGAGGCAAGACTAAGTCTATCATAATCCTATTTGATAGTCACGCGGCGATGCAACTCGTCAATGACGGCATGCAAAGCTTCAGAGCCTTTTAAAGCCTCGTCAATATATAGCTGGTCCCTGTTTTTAGAGTAACCAGACATGCATCTAGATATTTCAATCATTGCCTGCTCTGCCCACATCTCTAGTTCGGCAGTAGGTATTCTGGAGACTCTTTTGGCAACTTTTTCAGGGAAAGGCTTTACCCAAGGTTCTTTTTTAAAAAAACTCATCATATGCTCCGTCCTCAGGTACCCAGGCTTTTCTGCCCTTCATGGCGTCTAAGAATATCTTATCTATAGCCTCGTCGTCATCAGGCGACACTTCTGGCTTGCTGTAAAAGATACCACAATAGTACCCAGGCTCTGTAAAAGGAGCCCTTACAACTAGACACTTGCCTTTACGAAAAGGGTAGTCAGGTTCTTGGGTTGTACCAACCTCTATTACTGGTAAGGCTTTTTTATGCCAGTATCTGAGTTTGCCTACATATAGTGGTCCAAATGATTTCAAGGTTTAGAACTCCGTATCTGCCTGCATTCTCTTTGATACTTCTGCTGCATAGCTTAGCAACTCTTTTGATGATGCGGATAGCCCACCGTCTTCTGGCAAGTCTGAAACATTTGCAGGCCCCATATCTGGCCAAGCGTCTAATCCGCTTTCTCTAAGATATTTACCTGTTGAATCTGTTGTTTGTAAGTTTTGCCAATGAATGGCAGGACAGTTTCTATACTCCCACCAAGTTCCATCTCTAAACACAACATACAGGGTGTTAGTCTCGGAGTTGTACGCAATAGCCTGCGCTCTTGGACGAGATGGGTTAGAAGTGTTTGCTGTTACTTGTCTAAATCCTTGAGATATCTCCATAGGGATAGCGGCAGAGAACGCCTTATCAATTGGTGATTCAACACCAAGTTTTTCAGCAAATGCTTGAGATAGGTTTAATACCCTATTAGATTGGTCAGCAGCACGCCTAAAGTAATTAGGGTTGTTATAACTCTTGTACTTCTTCGGCATCTTCGTCTACGTCCTTGCAGATATGGTCTTTAGTCTCAGACTGTAGCACTTTTTCAAAACAACGAGAACAGCGCATAACACGCTCATAATTATTTTGTACGGTGCCGCCTACGGGCACGTCTGCGCCGTCTTCGCCATAGGCAGGCTGATAGTCAGTGACTATACGCTGTTCTCTAAAAAGCTCTTTAGGAAAAGGGCCTTGTGGTTCCATTATCCTGTCTGGGACGGGGTGAACCTGTACAGCTTGTCTTCTAATTACCTTCATCTGCCGAAGTTGCTTCTTCTTTTACTTCAGCTTTTTTACGTGGCTTTTCAGTCCCAGGTATCTGCTCGACTAGTGGAAAGTGACCAGCCTCTGCTCTTTCTACCAACCATGATGGTAGACAGTCAGTGCAGTAGTTAACAGCGTTTACTCCAGGGTCAGCACAAGTATAGGTTGCTGACTTATCGCAATTATCGCATTGTACTTTTGATGCCATGTTTGCTTTCCTTACTTCTTCTTAGCTGATTTTTTAATTTCAGCTGCAATTTTCTTAGTAATTTCAGCAGCAGCGGCGTCTGCAACGCGGCCAAATGCTGGGTCCTTCTTGTTTACCCAACGAAGTGCAACTGGCACTAAAGATGCCCAAAGAGCATTAGCTACTAAAAGCCACTCTGCAGCACCAAAAGCTAGCGGGGTTGCTGCACCACTAGTTTGCATAACAATCATTACTGCACCGATAACTTGACCAAGCAAGTTACGTGCGTAGGATTCCAAAACTGCTTTGTTCATATTTAGCTCCTTATCGAATTGACTGCTTGCAAGTAGGACAGACGTTTGCTTCTGTTGCTGGCGCAGCAGCGGTACTTCCAGCAAATTTAGGACGACCAAAACCAACAATTCCAACTGTTAGTTTTTTAGCGTTGTTCTTTTTATAAGCGCGAATTTTTTTGCAACATTCGCCGCCATTGCGCTGATTACCCTTAGGGTCTCCTGCGGTATTTCCTTCTACGCAGGTTACAGTTCCATCTCCGTTGTCTTTTACAACGATACCAACGTGTGAAATTCTATCGACGCCATCTGCTGGGAAATCAAAATAAACGATGTCTCCAGGCTGTGGATTATCTTCAAACCAGCGGCCAGACTTTTTAAAAGACGCAGCGCCCGCTGGGGTATAAACAGTATTTGGAACTTTTACGCCAGCTTCGTTGGCGCACCACATAACAAAGCTGCCGCACCATGGCTGATAATTGGCTTTAGTAAATTTACCGTATTTGGTCTCGTTGTCCTTTGGACCTTCGATGTATCCAACCTCGGCTAGAGCAACTTCTACAAGTCTAGCGGCGGTACCTTGTTCTGCCATGAAAATCTCCTTTTAAGTCAACTACTAGTGTGCCTCAGGAGAAATGTAATGTCAGGCTAAATTACTCTTTTCCGTCTTCTAGGTGCTGGGTAAAACGGCCCTCTAGACGGGCTACAGATATCCGTAGGTCGGTTAGCTCTGCGTGAATCTTATTAATGGTGTCCTTCATCGAGGAGCCCCCATTGGGCTTCAACTCGTGGACGTAATTTTTTAGGTAGTTTCTTAATACCCACGATGTGGCTGCGACAAGTGCGGCGCCAAATGCGGATAAGCTAGCTAGAGTAGCTGCCCAATCCATTAACGACATCTGCATAAATTCCTTTGATAGTTAAATATAGAATACGCATGTATGTCGTCCGTGTAGCAATAAAATGCAGAAATACCGTATTTATATTAAATACTGAGATTTTCTTTATGTCAGCGTAAAAAAAATATTTTTTCTAAGCGTGGCTTAACTTGACCGTGGCTGTAACTCTGTGGCAGTCTAGACCTTGAAAGGCTCCAGTAATGGAGCCTTTTGCCACTACTGAGAGGAGCAATCAAATGCTTAATATCAGCAAAGAGCAAACAAGCCAGCTGGCAATTATCGTGGCCTATGTCATGGTATTGATTGGGAGCCCTGTTGTACTTGCAGCAGCAAGAGCAGAAACGGTTACCCAAGAAACAGTGCGACCACAAGTCGTAGTTGTTGACCCGTTGGCTAAGTTTAAGGACGCCAAGTCATTAGACAAAGGTGAACTTAAAGACCTGCTTCAGGCGGTCGGGTTTGAGGGAAAGGCCCTCAGGACTGCTTGGGCTGTTGCGATGAAAGAATCCAATGGCCGACCTATTGCCCACAACGACAATACGAACACGGGAGACAACTCATATGGCGTCTTCCAAATCAATATGCTTGGTGACCTAGGAGCGGATAGGCGAGAAAAATTCAACCTAAAATCTAACAAAGACCTCCTTGACCCTGTAGCAAACGCAAAGATTGCGTACTACATGTCAAATCAAGGACAGGACTGGACATCGTGGAAGGTGTACCCAGGCCAGACAAATGGAGAAAGATTCGAAAACTTCTATAAGGAGTTTCCGACAATAGACTAGTTTAAAAGAAAAAAGCCCCCTGCAGAACGCGGGGGGCTTTTTTGTTGGGCGCTATTAGGAAGCAGCAGCCCAAG